TGTTTTCCCAAAATGTTTGAGTCGATGCCACATGACACTCTGCCATAGTATCGTAGCCGCCCAGAGACTTGGTGTCGAACTCATCGACACCAAACCCTGTGACCAGCAACAGAACCCAGACGGGCTTCACTGGTGATCCTCCGGAAAGATGACAGCTTGCAACCGCCATCCAAACGAATTTTTCGGCAGCTTGTCCATGTCAACCAGCGAATCATAGATGTAGTCCACCAAAGCAGCCTGCGTTTGTGCAGGGAGTCCGTAGCTCATGTCGATGAACATTTCACCTTGTGTGCCGTATTCAATCTCGTTAGGCACACCGCCAATTTGTACGAACTTCATTCTTCCTCCTCCTCTTTCACATCCTCGGCAAAAATATAGTTTATGTAGTACCCACCCGTACCCTGCGGCGGCTTGAACTCGAACTCCCTTTGTAGGTAGTTGATGATATCGTTCATCTTAGCCAGATCAGACAGCCACATATCGTTGCACTCTTCGACTGTGCAGCGAATGCTTTTCAGGTCGTTGTGGACTTCCAACATCTTCCGACGCATTTCGCGCGTCACTCGCTTGTCATGTACACTCACCTAGAATCTCCCTTCTATAGGTTTCGTCTTCGTAGGCACACTCGTCGCAACGAATGTCCCCAAAATAGCTGGTATGTTCCCAGCATCTCTCACCGCACTGGTCGCACTCGACACCACGGTAATAGTACAGGCAGTGTTCAGAATCTTGGGACATACTCGACCCCCTCGTTCTGTAGCCGCTTGACGGATTTGTACCTGCGCCAAGCCGCATCGATTTCATCCTGCGGTGCCTCATCAAAACACAGATCACCGAACTCGCGCATGAGCCGACGAACCTCGTCGGCCACATGCATGATCCTGGGGTCAGGCTTTCCCACCGAATATCTCCTCCAGCTTGTTGATCTGTTCCTGCAACATCTCAGGCGTCGGAGAACGCTGACCTGTCATGTCCTCCTGCACCTCGTCATAGACTCGCAGATTCGTCGCACCGTGCTTCGCGGCCCACGAATCTCGGCTCATCCATGCGGCATCTTCTTCCATGCCAATCAGCCAATCACTTACCTTACCCATTGTCTGCCTCCACAATTTCGATCTCTTGTTCGCAATCATTACACCATTGTGCGATCTCATCATCCAACCACGCTTTGGATTTGTTGCAGTAAAATCGATTGGCATGCCAATCACTGCCACCGCACTCCTCACAGACATACTCTGTCTGTTCAAAATCAAAACTCATCACTCAATCCTCTCTCCGTCGTGATACTCAGCGTCCGGCCACTTGTAGTCATCGTCTTGATCGTACGCCCTACCAGTCGGCTCGTACCCGATCCAGCCGTCATCCTTGTCCCACTGCACGTTTAGAAGACCCCACTTGATGTAGTGATCATGTGCCGACTCCAGCGGCAGGGGGCCATGACTGTCAGTCGGCCAGTCCCCGATGTGCTTGATCTCCCAAAACTGCACCGACGTAATGTGATACTCGGCCTCAATAATCTTCGTTGCCATATCAATAATCCTCCCTTGGCTCCGGCTCGAACCAGACCTTCTCGCCTGTCTCGCCATGATAGCCCCTGTCATACTCAGCAATCTCCTCGGCGGTCATCTGATCCTTTTCAATGCGACCACCACATGTCTCGCCATACCACTCCCAATGCGGGTTGTAGCGCCGACCATAATACCTGTCCGCCGAACCACGGTCCTCGGGACTGCCATGCTTCAATGCCCCCCGCTCACCCATAGACCGCACTCCCGAACAAACCTGTCTGCACGATCTGATCCGCAATCTCGGCGTCGATGTCACAGGTGTATGGATTCATGATCGACAGCTTGATCTCCGGTGGCAGATTGTTGATGCCCACCGTGATCACATCGAATGACTTGGCCTCGGTTACCTCGGATGTGCTGGACGGCCAGTCGTCAGCGTTGTGGTGAACCGCGATGCTGAAATTTTTGACGATGTCGCCACCGTCTTTCAGACTCCAGTGACGGCCCTCCGGCAGCTTCGCGTATGGGGCACTCGTCTCCAGATGGCGAATGTGGATGTAGTCCATCCAGTAATTGCACCCGCCCTCCAGTGCCGTGACCCACACGGCCTCGGCAATCTCAGCCCACGCACCCCACGTTGGGCTGGATGAGATGGTAACCATTGGCGCACCAGTGGACGCCGAATACTCTACCTTAATCATGTCAACTCTCCTTCCGTATCAACGAACATGCGATTGGTCCGCGTGACCGTGACCCACTTCTCGCCCATATCAACAAACTCATCGACCTCGTAGATGCCATGCGGTATCGCCCGAACCTGATTGAACTCATCACGCCCGAACCGATACACGCGGACGCGGCTGGAAAAATCCTCGAACTCGGTGTCCATCTTTTTCCGCAGGAAATCGCGGTTGCGAATGATCACCTTCTTCAACTTGTCGATGCTGTCCACCATGTGAGTGGTGCTCGTCGAGATGATCAGCCCATTGCTGACCACCTCCTGTTTCGCAAAATACCTCGGCATTACGCTGCCTCCTTCACTGCATATGTTTGCATCAGGTTAAAGAACCGCCCAACCGCCGTGCCGTTGCGCTTGCCCGTGAACCGCTTGTCGTCATGGTGGACAGACCAGACGCCATCGCTGGCAGTCACGAACCAAGAACAATACTTGATCGCACCACGCGGGCCGATGTTGACCATCAGGTTGTTGCCGCTGCCGAACTTGGCCTCGACAATCGCCTCATTGATGTAGCGATACCGCGTGACCTCAACCGTGCCGCCCAAACGCTGGGCAGTGGCTTCGATGTTCTTGATGATGTTGTTCTGCTTTTTCATGTCGTCCTCCTCAAACGTACTGTCTGTTCTTCACTTCGCGCATCAGAGCGCAGGGGATTTGCTGAACCGAACAATCGCGAATGGCCTCGTAGGCCGCGACCTGTTCAGCGCGGGTGTTAATCTCGCGGATCACATAACAATAACGATCCTCGAAATAGCCTCGGCAATCCTCGACCTCGCTGGCACATGTATGCCAGTCGGCCATCATCCAAGAGACCGCATGTTCGCGAGTCTCGAAACTCGGATCGTTCTGATAGACACTGCCGGTCTTCCGGCACTTGATAAAAATTTCAAACATAGCTTCTCTCCTCCGTGAAACTTGAACCTCGGTCCTTGAACCGATATAGTCCCATGCAGTATTGCATGATCCACGACAGGCATACGTCGCCTGTCAAAACGTCGTCTATACACAGTGACAAATCGCGCGGTTCCCGAACCCTCGAAAGGGAATCGGTACAAGGTAAACAGTACCAATGATTGGATAGTCTCATATTATCCCATGCCATACAAGAAAAAATATTAAGTGTGTTCGCTCCTATAGCTTTTTCTGTACGAAAAAGTTTTTGGAAAAAATTTTTGAGAAATGGTGTAACGAGTGTAACGAGTGTAACGAGTGTTGTTTTTATTGACAGAATCCCGTTACACTTCGTTACGTTCGTTACACTTGATAGCGAGCAAATCCGCTCGCGCGACCCTTTGCTCTGCAAAAAACAAAAACCCACAGAAAAACCTATAGGGGGCTTACCTTGCCAAAGAAGACCGCTGGCCTGACCAACAGGCAAAGAGAGTTTGCTCGGTACTACGTCGAGGGGCGATACAGTAATGCCGAGTGCGCTAGGCTGGCTGGCTACTCGCCCGACGCCGCCAAGCAACACGCATACAAACTGCTGGATGGTACGTCCTACCCTTTGGTCACTGATCTGATCAAAGAACTGCGGGAAGAGCGGGAGCGCAAATACGGCGTGACCCTTGTCGGTCAACTCAAACGCCTTGACGAACTGTCGCGCGGGGCAGAAGAGTCTGGTCAATTCTCTGCCGCCATCAATGCGGAGAAGATCAGGTCCGCTCTCGGTGGCCTGACCATAGACCGGCGGGAACAGAACCACATCCACCAGCTTGATCAACTGTCGCGGGAAGAGATCGTCGCCCGACTCGATGATCTCCGCAAACGACACCCACATGCCTTTGACAACATGAAGAGGGTTGAAGATGCCTCGGACAGAACGCCAGCTATGGAACTCATTGAGGCAGAAGTTACCGAAAAAGACCCACTGCCAGCGGATTGAGAACCGTGCCGGTGAAGGTATGCCGGACGTATATCTGTGCATGGATGGTGTGCCGGTATGGGCTGAACTAAAAATTACCAAGAATGACCGCTTTACCATCTCAAAATCCCAGATTGCTTGGCATTTGGGGCATACACGGTGTGGCGGTGTCAGTTTTTTCTTGGTCCACGACCCCTCCACGAGGCTTGTATTTTTGTTTGACGGTGGTTTAGCGGCCAAGTTGCACGGTTCGCGGCTCTCGGTCCTGCGTCCTGCGGCCCGCTGGTATGGTGATATGTCTGCTGCGCCCTGCGCCCTGCGTCTTGCGGCCCGTGAGTCATGGATCGAGCGACTCGATCCTGCGTCCTGCGCCCCTGCGCCCTGTGATGATGGCGCCGGCAGCACGAACGAAAACAGGGACGGGTTGTAACCCGTCCCTGTTCCCCGGAGGAAGCCCCTAGTGTTTGTGGTAGGATACAGTTTTAACATCCCGATCCCAACAAGCCCGGCACGGGCCGCATTTGCCATCTTGTTTTGGCGCCGGGCATTCGTGCCCGATGGGTGCCGCGTCTTTGATCACGGCGCTAGACCATTGCCACTTGTCCGGCGGTGCCTGGTCAACCATCGTTTGAGACAAGCGCAAAACCGCATTGTCCGGCAATGGTTCAATCTTTAGCGCATCGGCCCAGATTTTGTGTTCCTTTGTCGGTATCCAGTGGCGCTTATTCGGTGTGGCTTTGATCACGTCGATAATATTCAGAGCCATGCGGACATCTTCAACGTCCCCACTGTCAAACCAGCGGAAAAATTCGGACCGCGTCCGGTTCAGCAGCGCGACCATGCGCGGGACAAAATCGATAGCGTGAAAAAAATCCTCGCGTTCTTCCATTTTGTTAATGACATTCGGCATGCGGTACATGCCCTTGCGGGCATAGCAATCATGGCAGACCGAACCGGGCACCTCGGCAAGCTTGCTGCCCGTTTTACATTTGAAAGCCGAGCGGGAAATAGACTTGCCCGGCATTTTTGAGACGTTTGAAAGCATGGTTTAACCTCCGCGTTTTTCCATGTCCTAAGATATTATCAGATAATCCCATCTAATCAAATAAAATAATCCTGCGCCCTGCGCCCTGCGGCCCGCGTCATATGTATGTGGACCGCAAAAAACTAGGGCCACCATTCGGTGGCCCTAGTCTCCGGAGGGACCGGTTACAGGATGCCAGGCACTAGGTAGTCATCCCATGCATCTTCTTTAGCGCACTCGATAGCCTCATGTGGTGTCAGACCATCTTCGTAGTAATCGCGCCAGGCAGCATC